AAGGACATGCTCCGCTACATGCTGACGCCTACTCAACAGCAGAAGGCAGACGCACTAGGTTATGTTCCTCTCCCTGAATCACTGCGTCAGAAAGCACTTGCTGCTGTCGAAACGCTGAAGTGAATTCCATAAAACTGGAAAAATTTTTTCCGTAAATTTTTCACCTAAAAGGTCGAGTCATCCTACACGTTTTAGCTTCTTGCTAATGTAGGTGTCTTGACCTTTTTTGTATATGTTTTGTCTCTTGAAGTCATCTACAAACTGTCTAAAGTATGCAGGTTTCAGTAGGAAGATCTCACGTTTTGCTTCATTTCTCTTTGTAATATCTTCCAGTGCTGTAACTGGTCTGCATACAGTGTTACCAGGAACTGTTGTATAACCTGTGCCATTCCAATACTTGAATGGACTGTTGTACACAGTCTCATCTACATGGAGTCCACCTTCTAGTGCAACTGCATCTACTAGAGTGCCAAACTCATTAGGGATCTTGAACCCAGACTTGATTTCAGAGGTTTCGTAGTATAGAATCTCGCTGTATGGATCAGCATACTGCTGCTCTGCATATTTTGTTAGAGAAGCATTGGATAGTGGCCAGTCTAAATGTCTGTTGACAATCTCATTTGTCAGTAGGATGACCCAATCATAGAACTGGTCACCGTATGCCTTGAGTGCAAGACTATCTGGTGTCTCACCATCTTGGATGGTATATTTTTGAAAGAATACTGCAAAAGAAAACACGTCAGCATTCAACTTGTATTTCTTAAACAAGTTCTTTGCTACGACATATTCCGATTCAGTGAACGGATATGACAGTGGTTTCTCATCGTATTCGATGTTTGGTAATAGAGAAAAATACATATCAGTATCCGTATGCTACGTCTTCTTTGTAAACAAGTTTGGTTTCCATGAGGTTGACTCTAATTTCTGTCGCTACTGGGTAACCATCAGGACCAATAGCATACACTCCATCAGGAGAATAGTTCACGTCAAAGTCTGTAATAGAACACACCTTATACTTAGCAACTCTATCGTTTTCACGTCCACCTTTCATGAATGTGACTTGCACTAAATTTGGAACACCAATATATCCAGTTCCATAAGTATTTGCTGGTTTAGTTGAGGATGAACCACCAAGAGCACCCCAGAAATCTCCAGAGTCACCTGCATTTAATGTTGGTAGCATTGCTTTTTTAAAAGTAGTTACAATGTTATCAACTGCAATCGCTTCGGTTTTATTATATGGAACCATCTTAAAAGTAAGTTGAAGCGTTCTCAAATCATGTCCACCAAAGATTAATTCAACATTTGGATTTAAGATTGCTCCTCCAATACTTGAAAACACATCTTGAATTCCAATTGAATCACCAGTTAATTTTTTGGTTAGAGAAGTAATTGCTTTAGAAGCAAGGTATTCAGGCATTCTATCTAAAGATTTTCCAGCAGTCCTTTGAAGTGATCTAATTGCATTTGCGTAATCACCATCCATTGCTGAACCAGCTGTTCTCAAAATACCAGCAGCAACGTTACCAAATGCTTTTCCATCCCAGTTTGCTTTATATGATGCCGCAACACCTTCTGGCATGTACAACAGAACTTGTGCTAGATCACTTGCTTCTAGGTTATTAGTATTTGCATTGTATGCATTATACGCATTATTGCTTTGTGCCGCAGCTGCTTGATTTGCTGCTGCACTAAAAGGTGGTTTGTACTTCTTGAAGTTGAATAGTACATAATGAGAGTCACCTTTTGTAGAAACATTATTTGGATATCTAAGACTTCCAGTGCCAGCAGGTGCTACCGCTGGTGTGAGTAATGATGTATTGAATGAATTTGGTGTAGATGAATCTGGTGCTGGAACAGATGGTGCGGTTGATTCGGGAGATGACTGTAGACTACCACCTCTAATCCTTTCAATGTCATCATCATCAGTAATTAGGGTCCAATCATAGGTCCCCAAATCCGAATCAATTAAACTCCATTCATAATAATTTCCTTGACCATCTGAACCTATCTGTGCATAGTTAGTCTCACCCGCCCACGATCGCAGGGGGAAGTCCAGATATCCAATTTTTGTTACATTAGCTGGTGCGTCTGCCATTATTGTGCCATTGTCCTGTCAGATTGTCTACCATAAGTACCAATTACACGACGAGCTTTGATCCTGTCGTAGAAAGAATCCATAGATTTCTCCCAAACATAATCTTTATCAAAAGGAAACTCATGTCCATCTACGTTTTTCACAAACTTCTCAATTGGAAGTAAGATCGCAGTATCCCACTCATTTGCGTGGAGATCTAGGAGATAAGCATTTTTCACATGGTTATGTAGATATTTATGGAAACATACCTTAGGTATGTTGATTTGTCCGTTCAATAATGACTTGACAATTAAAAATCTTCTCTTAGGTGGGAGGTAGTGTAAGTTTGCTCCCCAGAATTCATTTCTGTTTGCCTTAGTTACATAGACAAGAGGGTTCTTGTCATAGTAAGGCAACCATCTCATCTTTGCTTCATAACTAAACATGTAAAGGTGACCAGGAACAGTGTATCTCCTTAGGATGTTACCATCCTGCTGTTCTGCTGTTTGTACCTTGTCTGCTTTCTCGTCACTAACAAATTTTCTTGTATCTTTTCTGTATCCGTTAGTTGCTTGTTGTAAAGCGTTTCTATACCAAGTGACTGTTTGTTTTTCTCCTCCAGTTTGCTCTGTTATTTTCTCAAAGAGAGTCTTATATCCTGGATTTTTGTTTACAGCATTGCGCTGTACTGATGCGAAGCCCGTTGCCATTGTTCTAAACTCCTAGGTGATCTTCGGTGAGTATTAAAAAGTTCATCTGCCTGTCTTCACAATACTCACGAGCAGCGGACCACTTAGATTGGTTCTTTGCAAATGTTAAAGCAGCATTACGGTAGGCAGCAGTTTTTTTGTTTTTGTCATTCGGTGGTTGTGTTTGTCTTTTAGGTTTGATTTCAATAATATATTTTGTTAACTTTCCTGTTTTCTCGCGGACCTTGATATAAAAGTCTGGAAAGTATCGTCTCACTCTACCATCAGGTGCTCTGTATGGTATAATAATCTCTTCACTGCCCCACTCTATAATAGCGGGGTTGTTATCACAGAATACCATGAACTTTCGTTCCCAGAGTGATCTGTAAATAACTCTAGTTGGGTTGCCACGGTACTTCTTAGGATTAACAGGTTTGTAAAATCCAGAGTACGCCATAAATATAGTTGGACCAACATAGGTATTTAGTGTGGCTGGAATAAACACCTTTCTAAGTGAAATGGTGAAAGCAGGCGGTATGTCCGTCTCTAACCAATATGATGTAGAGTTTCAATTTAATTCTGCTGTCGCTGGTTTTGTACGATCGTATGGATCTGTTGCATCTGCAAATGGAGATCCAATCTTCAAGATGTTTTGTGATGAAGCACAACTACCTAACGTTGGCACGATGACAGGTAACTTGACTGGTCGATATACTGGTCAAGGATCTGTAGCATATGCACACACTCCTGTGTATACAGAGTTTCAACTTGGTTGGATGTGTGATGCTAATATGTCACCACTAAAGTTTCTAACTGGATGGCATGATTTTATCATTGGAAACCCTAAGGTTAGTGGCGGAAGCACCATAGAACAAATGAAGACTGCTAGTAGAGCAAAGGATAATAGAACATACAAGATGCAGTATCCAGATAGTTACGTTTGTGATGTTAGAATTACAAAGGTAGAACAAGGAAAAACTGAGCAATCAAGGAGAGCATCTATTTCGTACCTAATGGAAAGAGCATTCCCAATCTCTATTGATGCCGTGCCTCTAGCTTATGGTAACTCTCAGTTGACTAGAGTTACAGCAACGTTCCAGTATGCAAGACACCACGTTGCTACTGCTCCTATCAACAATAGGACAGGAACAATATAGCAAAATTGACTTTTTGATTCCATGAAACTGGGAAAATTTTTTCCGCTAATTTTTGGGTCTAAAAGTCGCGATAAATATACATATGATCTGATCTAAACATTATGGCATTGCCTACCTTAGACCTGCCAACTTACGAGTTGAAGGTCCCCTCTACAGGGAAAACCATTAAATATCGTCCATTTCTAGTAAAAGAAGAAAAAGTCCTTTTATTGGCACTAGAAACTGGAGATGACAAAGCAATCCAAGATGCTGTCAAAAATCTACTAAAAGGATGTATTGTTAGTAGAATAAAAGTCGAAAATCTGTCTACTTTTGACTTAGAGTATATTTTCCTCAAAATTCGTGCAGCGGCAGTTGGTGAAATTGTCGAAATGGAGGTTACTTGTCTAGATGACAATGAAACCAAAGTAAAGTATAATCTCAATCTGGACGAAGTTGAGGTTGTCTTCCCAGAAGGTCATTCTAGCAAAATCATGCTAACTGACGATACTGGACTGATTATGAAATATCCTAGTTTTGACCGTTTTGTCGAAACTTCGGTTTCTGGCAAAGTTTTGTCAAATGACGATATTTTCGATATTATCGCAGAATCTATCGACCAGATTTTCCAAGGTGAAGAGGTATACGACTCTTCTACTACCTCAAAGAAGGAATTTAGGCAATTTGTAGAACAGTTGACTAATAAGCAATTTGAGGAATTGGAAAAGTTCTTTGAAACTGCCCCTAAACTGTCACATCAGTTTGTAGTGACAAATCCAAATACTGGTGTAGATTCTACTTTCACAATTGAGGGATTAGCAAATTTTTTCGCGTAGCACTCTTCCACAATACTCTGGAAGGGTACTACAAAACTAATTTTGCTTTGATGCAGCACCATAAATATAGCTTGAGTGAGATTGAAAACATGTTGCCCTGGGAACGCCAGGTCTACACTACATTACTGATTCAATATATTGATCAACTCAAAGCAGAGCAAGAGAACAAAAAGTAATGCCAGCAGGTAATGTCGGATATACTGATACTAGGTCCTTTAGTGGATCCCTCCTAGGAGATATTGCTGGAGGGATTAGGGACCGTATTGGCAATTCGATGCAAATGGCACGTCAAGAGCGTGCTAATGCTGCCAAAGCGATGAATGTTGGTGGTCGCAATGATGGTATTACCCAACAAGAATTTGATAAAGAATACGGAAGAGGTCATTTCTTCAAAAGAGCACTAGGATCTAACTTTGGTGGAGATCGTATTGCTAGGACGAGAGGATATTTTGAGAAAAACCCACCAGCAGGTAGAGATCCCTTAGGAACCAGAGAATCTAGATTTAGTGCTGGATTTGACTATGCATCAAAAGAAGGTCTAATCAAGGGTGCTAGACCCCTACAAGGACCCAAAGCACCAGAGTATCTGTATGCTTATGATAGGAGATATGCAGATGTTCTAGGCGATGCTGCTAAGTTTAAGGATGATACCTTAGACAAGGAGAAGATGAAAGCAAAGTCGTCAATGTTTGGCGGCACAGTAGGTACAACTGACACCAGAGGTTTTGGCAAAAAAGACAAGGATGCAATCCCTGTCGAAGATAAGAAATTAACAGAAAATATTGCTAAATCTCTAGCTGGTGTAGAAATCCAGATGACCAGACTTGAGCAGAAGATGCAGTCTGGTGACGGAGAAGATGGATATGTAGCTGATATTGTATCTAAGAATTCTACCGCTATTGTGGCAGGATTTACTGGTATTCATACTGCATTGTCATCTTTACTTGGAGCAGTCCAGAGGCAGACAGAAGCAATCAAGGATGGAGCAGAGAAAAAAGCGATTGCTGAGGAAAAAGCAGAAGACAAAACAAATAGAAGAGAAGAAGAAGCAATTGCAGAAGTACAAAATGCAGATGCAGATAATTCATCTCCAGAAAAACTGAAGAAAGAGAAAAAAGACGAACGTGGTATTCTTGGATCTCTCTTTGATCTTGTCTCTGGTAGAGATCTAACTAGTAGAAGAACAGGTAGCGCAAGAGGACTGACAAGACTTCTAAGAGCGAAGACTAGAGGTATTGTTAATCCTAAGATGATGTTGTTACTTGGTGGATTACTTGCTGGTGGTGCCGCTGCTGGTAGAATGGTTCAAACTGGTGGCAGACCACCTGATCCTACAGGACGTAATCCATCTTTGGGTCCAACATCATATGCTGATCAATCTGGTGGACTTGGTTTCAATCTAGGTGGACAGATCCCTGGTGCAACAAATAGTGGTGACTCTTTCACCGCAACATTGAGAGATACACCATACCAAGAAGATATTATCCCCAGATCTCCAGAAAATGCTAGAATGTCTGAGGATGCAAAGTATTATGCACTGAAGAAATACCAGAAGCAGCAAATTGAAGTAAAAGAGCAAGCATTGAGGAAGTATGGTTCTGGTGGTGGATGGGAAGAATTAGGAAAGAAACTACTAGATGGCATTAAAGGTCTGTTTAATGGGGGTGGAGGCAATCCCGAGGATCCAGAAACTCCAGTAACGACTGCTGGTGACGGAAAGACTACTAGTGAGAGTCAGCAAGACGTTGCTAAGTTGATGTATGACGAATTAGTCAATAATCAAGGAATGGCACCTGAAGCAGCAAAACTAATGATTGCTGAAATGGGAAGAGAGAATAGTTTGAACAGATCTACTATTTTGGGAACTCATGACGATGGTGGCAAAACAGCATATGGTGCTGTCAGTTGGCAGGGTGGTAGAGAGCAAATGCTGATGGATAATTTAGAAGCAGCAGGTCATTCTCCAACAATTGAAGGACTCAAGAACTCTGGCGACGCAGGTGTGAAGATTAATGCTGCTACTATGTTGCAGGAAATTCAAAAGAGAGGTAGAGAGTATGGTGGAGAACACCAAGAACTTGCTGATTTACTTGCTAAAGACTCTCTGAATGACGGAGAAAAAGATAGAGTCAGGCATTTGATGAAAGAACGCTATTTTGTGTATAATAAGTCAATCCCACTTCAGAGATCTAGGGACTGGTCTGATACTGTTGATAAGATGACTTTAGGTGGTACGCCACCAACTCCAGCAAGAGTCAGTGTTGATCTCAGTAGCGAAGTTCCTACATTATTCACACAGATAGCACCAATAACATCTCCTCTTACTACGACACCAATTGTTGATACGGAAACTATTTTCCAAAAGAATCGACAATTCCAAGCAGCAGGTTTGACGTTGCCTGCACTAGCAGCTCCAATGGCACTTCCTGGAGCATCAAACGGTGCTGGTGGTGATGTGATACCTGGATCGTTCAATATGTTTGGCACTACGGGATTCTATACTCCCAACGGATACGGTATTGACTAATGGCAGCAGGTAACGTAGGATATACTGATACTAGATCTTTTAGTGGTTCTCTCTTGGGAGATATCGCTAGGGGTATTGGAGATCGCGTAAAAGGTGCTGCACAAATGGCACGAGGTGAGCGTGCATTTGCAGAAGAACAGGCAGAGAAGCAGGATACTTCACTCGATGAAGCAGGTATTGGTAAAGGTTATTTCTTCAGGAGAGCACTAGGGTCTAAGTTTGGTGGTGACCGTGTTGCTAGAACTAGAGGATATTTTGAGAAGAACCCGCCAATGGGCAGAGACCCACTTGGTACTATTGAGTCTAGATTCCGTGGCGGTTTTGATTACGGACTACCACAAGAAGAACTGAAGCAGTCAGTATCTCAAGCACCACCACAGCAATCTTCTGGTAGTGGCACCGCAGGTACTACATCTTCTTTGGGAGAAGGTGGAAAAGAAAAACCAATCAAGGTAAAACATACCAGATTGACAACTGGTATGCTGTCCACATTTCAAAGATTAGAGAATCAACTAACAAGGATTACCAATAGTATTGGCACTGGTAGTTCTAACCCACAAACAGTATATGCACTAGAAAATCAGAAGATGCTTCTTGGTAGTGTATTTGCCAAGACCACTAACATCACAAATGCTCTCACGAAAGCATTTGACGATCAAACAAGACTTACTAATAAAGTTGCTAATGATGCAGCAGTTGCAGCAGAAAAAGCAGCAGATGAAGCAAACAGAAAACTGGAAGAATCTGGTGCAGAGGGACAAGATGCCAAAGCATTAAACAGACAGTATTTAAAATTGGGTCGTGGAATGTCCAGTGCTGCTTCACGTCCTGGAAGTAGATTGAAAGATCTGTTTGGATCTGCAAGTGATATGGGCAAATTTGGATTGAGAAGAGGTAAAACTCTACTCAAGAGAATGATTGGTCGCAGTGGTAGACGTGCCTTAGCAAGAGCGGGTAGAATTGGTGCAAAAGCAATCAGACCAGTTGGTGTACTTGGTGGTAAGATTGTTAGTAAGTTGATGGGTAAATCAGCAGCGAAGATTGCTGGTAAAGGTATTGCCAAGTCTCTTGCTAAAAAGATTCCACTGTTAGGTGCAGTTGCTGGTGTTGCTTTTGGTATTGAAAGGGCAATGAAAGGTGATTTCGTAGGTGCCCTTGGCGAAGTAGCATCTGGTGTGGCATCTACTGTCCCTGGTGTTGGCACTGCTATCTCAGTTGGTATTGACGCAGCATTAGTTGCTAAGGACATCAACGATATGCAAAATTCACCTGGATTTGCTGCAGGTGGTGTTGTTCCAAGGTCATTATCTGCATCCGAGAATGAGGAACAGAAAAGAAACCTTGGTGTTGCTCCAATTGATAGAAACTATTGGAGAGAATACTGGACACGAGAAACAAAACTCTCCAACAGAGAGAAAAAACTTCAAATTGACATTGAGAGGAGAGCATATGGCAAATATTTTGGTGGAGTAGGAGCAGAGCAATTTATTGATGGTATGAAAGGAATGTTCCGATTTATTGCTAATGCATTCAATAGACTTGTCGCTGGTGCTGGAAGACATCTCACTAGAGGTGTAAATTTCTTGAAAGGATTACTTGGACTTAATCAGAAAGTTGGTCCACAGATGACAGCTACTGGTGGAGCAAAAGTAACACAGTCTGTTATCAGTAGAGGTGTTGGTGTTAAAGATGGTCTAGGATCTGGTAGTAGTGCTGGTGGTCACACTGGATATGATCTTTCTGGACCTAATTTCAGTCAAGGAGATCCTATTTCATTCTTACCACCAGGAAAAGTCATTGATGTTGGAATTATTGGTGATGCAAATGATCCTGGTAATGATAATGGTGGATATGGTAACTTTGTTGTTGTCAAGACTGATAGTGGAACCATTGTTAAAATGGCACACTTTGATTCAGTCAATGTTTCTAAGGGACAAACTGTTGGATCTAGTGGTGAAGGTGATGCAACTGTAATCGGTAAGGTTGGCAATACAGGACTGAGTACAGGACCACACTTGCATATTGAAACTGGTAGTGGATATGTTCAAGGATCTGCTCAAACAACTGGTATCTTTGACCCTGGAATTGAAGGACTCAATAACTTGATCCGAGGTGGTGGAGATGTTAAAGTACACAGTGCAACTGAAGTTAAAACTGGTGACACGGGCGATAAACCAACATATGAACAAGCAGTTGCTAAGGTTCAAGCAGCTGGTCAAACTTGGACACCAAAGATGGAGGAGGATTGGTTGAAACTCTGGGCAGAAATGCACCCAGATAACCCCATGTCTGCAGAAGTTGCGGCAGATCCGAAAAAATATAATTGGAATGCTGATTTAAGTATTCCTGAAAAGAAGAGTTCACTTGAATTGATGACTCCTGCTCAACAGCAGCAGCATCAAAAGCACATGGGTGCTATAAACGCTATGTTCAGAGCAGTTGATACTGGTGGTGCGAGAGCATTGTTAAAGACTGCTAGATATAAAGAAGAACTGTCAGAAATGTCAGCTTCAGAAAGTGCTGGTATAGTTATGCTTGAACCACCAGAATCCCAAGCAACAGTAGTTCCAGAAATGTCATTTGGACGAGATTGGACATCTTCTCAAGAAAATCAAGCTAGACAACTTTATAACGTTTATATCCAAAGCCTAAGATAATGTCAGAACTACAAACTACAAGATCATTTAAATTTAAGTCGGTAGTTGTTACTGACAAGAAAGGTAATGACCAAAATATTACGACATTGTGTGCCTCATTTTCTTATGGAGAAAAGATTACATCTCCATTCGTTAGTGCTAGTTTAGTAGTTATCGACTCTGCTGGTGCTTTTGATCTGATTGCGTTTTCTGGTGGCGAAAAAGTAACTATTACACTCACTGATACGATCAAGAACAATCAAAACCAAGATGATGTTGTGTATGAGTTATATGTTTGGAAAGTCGGCAATAGATTTGTGGCAGATCAAAAACAGAATTATACTCTGGGATTGATTAGTAGAGAAGCAATCATTAACGAAGGACTGAGAGTTCAGAGTCCACTAGAGGGCAAACCAGAAAAAATTGTTGATAAAGATTTGCTGAAAGGTGTTTTGAAAACAAGTAAAGACGTTTTTACTGACCCCTCACAGTTTGAAATCAAGTTGCTACCTAATCGTAGAAGACCATTCGACATCATCCATTCAATTACATCGAAGACTGTTCCTCAGCAGAAAAAGTGGGGCAAGGGAACTATTAGTACAAATTCTGCTAATGAGTCTATTAATGGAACTGCTGGATATTTTTTCTGGGAATCTAAGAAAGGATTTAACTTCTACTCTATCGATGCATTGTGTAAGTTAGACAACGAAGATAGACCACCATGGGGACCATATGTAGATGCACCTGGAAATGCCGAAGGATCTGACCCACAGTTTACTGTACTGAAAGCTAATTTTACATCTGAGATTGATGTGATGTCTAATCTCAGGGTTGGCAAATATTCGAGTTTGATGATATTTTTTAATCCATCTACTGGACAATACGACGAATACGCCTATAATCTAAAAGACTCCTACGATAAGATGGAGCACTTAGGATCTGGAGAGTTGGACTTGATCCCAACAACCGAGATTGAATTATCTGAGTATCCTACTAGGTACATGTCCACAATTTTGGATCATGAAACTTGGTTTGCTGGTGCTACTCCAGCAGATCCTGAATCTGAAGCTGGTTCTTCGGCACCAGCACCATTTGCTGACTGGCAGAAATATTTTACTGCCCAGTCACTGTCTAGGTATACTAGTTTGACAAATCAAAGAGCTACAGTAGTAATACCTGGCAACTCAGAGATTTGCGCGGGTGACCTAGTTGATATACAATTGAAGAGTAAACTATCAAGTGAAGACAGAAACAAGGAACCATATGATTTAGAGAGTAGTGGCGTCTATTTAATTGACGAAGTAATCCACTCTTATGATAAGGCATCTGGTGCAAATGGAAAATTTGAAACCACACTTGTGCTTCTAAGAGATGCATATGGTGTGCCTGATACTGACTCAAACCACTGATAAATAACCAAAGGAGGTACTACACATGGACAGCATCGAACAGCATATCGAGAAGGATAAAGAGATTCTCTCAAATCCGACTACTTCTCCACAGCAACGCCGTCATGTAGAAGAAGAACTACATGAATTGGAAGTGTATGTTGAGAACCACAAACAAGAGATTGAGGCAGGAGATCATCACGATCCTTCAGCACTTGAACTTTATTGTGAAGTAGAACCAGGAGCTCCTGAATGCAAAGTACATGATAATTGAGTATGGATGAGGCATTATCACGATTATTGCCTTCTTACAAAATTGGATCTGACGGATTCAATTGGTGGATCGGGCAAATTGAAGCACTGAGTAAGGACGACCCCGAAGTAAAGGGATCGTTCCGTTATAAGGTGCGTATTGTTGGCGAGCATGTAAAAACATGCGAGATCGTCGGCAGTAATGATTTGCCATGGGCAAGTGTGATGATGCCTGTTACTGCTCCAATGACAGTTGGAGGACCAGTTCAAGGTGCTCCAAAGTTGCAGATTGGTAACTGGGTTATCGGATTCTACATGGATCCAGATAAACAAAAACCAATCATCATGGGACAGATGCCTCAAGTTATGGGTGCAACTGGCAAGATCAATGAGTTTAAACCAGGCGAGTGTAACTCGTTTACAACATACCTAGACCCTAGGAACAATCCATATACAGATGGACCTGCAAAGGTATCAGCAACAACTGTTGAATCTGGTGAAGTTGCACAAGTAGAACCAGCAACTACAGTAACACCAGATGGTGAAAGTACAACAACACCAGGAGAAAGCGAAGCACCAAAGGCACTCCCACCAGCAAGAGTTCTCACAGATCTAAAAGAAGAAAATATCTGCGTTCAACTAGCAGACAGTTGTGGTAAAGAAAAAGATTTGGGTTGGACATTTGCAGATCTTCTAGGAGATATGCTTGCAGAGATTCAGAATAATAATGGCAACATCGGAACAGCATTAATCAGCAGAGCTACTGGTGAAGTTAGTGACGGTATTACTGATGTCACGAAATATATAAATCAGTTTATTGCAGTAACTGAACTATTCCTAGCAAAAGTAAAAGGAATCGTCAAGAATGGATTGAAACTGGGTGTTGATGCATTAGTTAAAGCAGTTCTTAGGCAGGATGAGACTGGAAATGCTCTAACACCCGTTACAGAATTTTTCAATAAGCAACTAAAAAAACTTGGTTGTGAAATGGCAGACATTGGTGAGAGACTTGCACAGTTCCTCACTGACATCATCATGAGTTATGTTGATCAGATTTACAGAGCAGCAGCATGTCAGGTAGATCTTCTAGTCAACAGCGTACTCAACAGGATTCAGTCTGAACTAAACAACCTTGTCAATGAAATTCTTGGATTCATCAGCAATATCTTGGGTCCAATTGGAGATGCGTTGAATATCATTGGCAACACAATTAACCAGATTCTTTCTCTTCTCGGTATCACTTGTGGCGGTGGTGATAAGAGATGTGCAAAGTATAAGAAAACGTGTACGAATGGTGGTGATAATGGTGATGACGAGGAAGAAGATGAAGACAATTTCTTAGACCGACTGCTTGCTGATCTTGAAGATGATATTAATGACATCGCCCCTAATCTAGGATTTGATAACACAACATACACATGTTCTGATGCATACTCAGGAAACTCTCTGAGCAATACCAGCATCGGATTTGTTGGTGGCACACCTGGATTCCCGAACGGAACATTTACGACTCCAAAGATCGTCTATGATATTGATGATATTAAGGTCACAGAAGGACAGGTCGCTAAGTTCACTATCATCAGAAGTGGTTATACTGCGATTGCTTCATCTCTGAACTTTAAAACATCGGATGATACTGCAGAAGCAGGTTCTGATTATATCAAGAAGGAAGGTTTAATTGTATTTGAGAAGGGACAGATAGAAGCAACAGTGGAGGTCTTCACTCTTAATGATGATGAGTTAGAAGCAGGTGGCGAAGACTTTAAAATGATCCTTTCAAATGCAACACCAGGAGCATCTAATCTAGCTGCGGTAGCATTTAAGAAGAACATTGGTATTTGCACAATCTATAGTGCAGATTTTACAGTCCCACCTGGAGTGACTAATGGTGATGGTGTTATTCCAAACAATCCATTCAATCCTGTTCTTGGCGATCCAATCGCAGAACTTGGGGAGATTTTCCCAACTCCATCAGAACCAGAAGTTATTGGTGACTTTGATGGTGATGGAGAGACAGATGATCCTAATGCTGTTCTATATCAGTTGCTCTCTGATAAGACTACAGTAGAAGAGGGAGATTTTGTCGTCTTCACTATCAATACGCTGAACGTTCCAGATGGCACAACTGTTCCTTGGATTATCAGTGGAACAAACATTTCTACATCTGACATTGTTGGTGGAGAACTGACTGGTTATGCTGTGATTGACAATGGCACATCATCTGTAGTTGTTGGTATTGAAGAAGATGCTGAAATTGAGATTGCAGAGACAATGACATTTACATTGTCTGGTAAAGCAATCTCTAAAAATGTTGTCATTGCAAGTCAAAAAGATCTTGATGACTTTGACCTAGGTGTTGGTGACGATGACGACTCTGTTACTATCGGTGATCCAGACGAACCTGTAGCAGGACCACCTGTTACAGATCCTGTTGGTGGAATTATTACAATTCCAATCAAGAAACCAGGAGGTCCATATGTCATCCCCCCATATGTTTTGATTGGTGGTGGTGGATATGGTGCTACTGCTCAAGCACTACTTGATCCAAATGGATTTGTAAGTGAAATTCGTGTCACAAATCCTGGTGTTGGATATAAACTCAACAAACCACAAGATGGTGGATTACGTTGTATTATTGATGCATTTACTATGATCAGACCAGGCGAAGGATACACTAGTGCTCCTACTGTTTGGATCAATGGTAGAAATGATATTGCTGAGGCAGTTGTTGAAGATGGTAGAGTTGTTAGTGTTAGAGTCTTGGATAGAGAGATAACATTTGAAGAATACCCAGAGGTTCTAATTATTGGTGGCGGCGGTCTTGGTGCGAAATGGATTCCATCCTTCGCATGTCTAGATACACCAACACTTGCTGCTGTTGGTTCTACCAAGATCGGCACTGGTCGTTATGTTGATTGTCCGTAGGAGTAAATTATGGCATCTAGTACAGCAAAAATCAACGCTTCTACGAAAGTAAATGTACCAAAGACACCTGCGAGAGTTCCTGAGACTATCGCTAAACCAACTAGTGCTAATGAGACTCAGAGTATCTCAAAGGATGGATTTTTAATAGAAGATCATATACTGGCATATGATTGTCATTTGTATAGCAGGTTATTTGCTAATACAAAGGAAGTAGAAGCAGTAAAACTTCGTGGTGCTGGTGGAACTGGTATTGCGATGACAAGATTAGGTCAAGTCATTGTACACTCTGGACCACACAGCAAAGAGAAGGGTGTTGACAGTGGTAAACTCGCATTCAGATCTACGGGTGCAACCATAATCGATGCTCAAAGGGGACTACAAATTAAATGTGGTGATAGGGAACCTTTTAAAGATGGTGCCTTGAGTGTAATGGCAACTGCTGATTCATTAGTTGAATGTCTTGGCACACTTACACTCAAAGCAAATAAAATCGTTCTAGACGCATCTAACATTGAATTTGCTGGTGGTGATATTCAGGTTATTGCTGGTGACGGCACCATTAGTATGGCAGCTGGTCAGATGGAATATCTCTATACCAATAGATCTGAGACAGTGTTTGGACAGAAGAGAACGATTCAGATTGGTGAGGAGTCAAAGGTAGAACTAGACCCACGAGGATCCACAAACAACGTACAGATGGGTGCGGATAACACGGCAACTGTTGGTGACCAAGTTTTGAGAACTGCTGGCGCTACAAAGATCGAAGCAGCTGGTGGTCCTGGTCAGTTGATCAAGGACAGAGGAACAGCACTATCGATCAGATTGTTGCTTGGAAACATTGACATCACCGCTGTAGCAGGTAACATTCTATCAACTGCACTTGCTGGCACAAACACCGTTTCTGCTGGCGCTGGTGCCGCCTCTCTGCTCGCTGGAGCAGGTGCTGTCAATATGCTGGCGACAGGTGGTGTAGCGACGATGACAGGTACGTTAGGGGCAGTCGTTTCTGGTCTGCCAGGTCCGACAACCATTACTGGATCTATCATCAATCTCAACTGATAAGTCAGGGTTATCTGACAGATCGGATATCCGTATCCAAAACTGGCACAAGGGTGGTTGTTTTTTCCTTGCAACCCTGATAAATTGTATTCATGCGATGGGGAAAACCTCATCCAACATCTGTGGGTAACCATTCCACAAGTAACTAAACAAAGGAAAACAAAAATGATCAAAACTGCTTTTGCTGCTGCCGCAGCTGCTACTGCTTTTGCTGCTCCCGCCGCATTTGCTGGACCCTACGTCAACGTGGAAACCAATGCAGGTTGGACGGGCGCTGACTACACTGGTGCCGCTACAGATTTCCACGTAGGCTACGAAGGTGCCCTTGGCGAGTCTGCTTCCTACTACGTTCAGGGCGGTGCTACCCTGGTCTCCCCTGACGGTGGCGACAGCGATACTGTCCCCTCTGGTAAGGCAGGTCTTGGCGTTGCCGTTACCGAGAAGCTCGGTGCATATGGTGAAGTCTCCTTCGTCGGATCTGGCGACAGCGACATCGACCGTGGATACGGCGGTAAGGTCGGTCTGAAGTACAACTTCTGATCATCATAGTATGATATAATAAAAGGGGATCTTCGGATCCCCTTTTTTATTCTAAATATCACTGTTAGTGAGGGGACTATGCTATCTACTCAGTACAGACTACGATTAGAAGGCATTTGTAAGAAAATTGCAAATAACGATGTAGTGGAACTGTCCGACATGATTTGGGCAGAGAAACTTGCAAAGGCACATACTACTGCTAGGGACTGGTTGCAAAAAGCACGCAGACAATCCAAGGGGATTGAGGAGGGCAGTATGGATGATTTTATGAATAAGATGGGACT